ATGATGATCGTGACAGCTTCGTGAAGTCCGAGATCGAGCCCTTGCTGGATCCGGTGAACGGCGTGCCCGCGGTGCTGGCCGCCCGCAAGCGCGACAGCCGGGTGGAAGAGACCATCAAGTACAAGCCCTTCCGCGACAGTGTGCTGCACCTGCTAGGTGGCAAGGCGGCCCGGGCCTACCGCCGCATCACGGTGGCAGTGGCCATCCTCGATGAGTGGACAGCGTTCGACCAGACCGTGGGCGGTACCAAGGAAAAGAACGCCGGCTCCCCCGGATCGTTGGCCAAGGGGCGCCTGGAGGGTGCGGCCTTCCCCAAATTCGTGGGCGGCAGCACGCCGGGCATCAAGGGGCTGTGCCATGTCAGCCGGGCCTGCGAGGATGCGGACGATGAGGTGGACTACATGATCGAGTGCCCTCGCTGTCGGGAAGAGCACCCATTGCGCTGGGGCGGAAAGCAGGTACGCCACGGCTTCAAGTGGGAGCGAGGCAAGCCAGAGACTGTGCGCCATGTTTGCCCGCACTGCTGGGAGCCCATAACCCAAGCTGACTACATGCCAGGGGGCTGGCCTTTGGTTGGCGCCTGGGTGTGCCGCCGCTCAGAAAAACGCTACGGCGCAGACCAGGTCTGGCGTGATGGCAGTGGAAACCCCTGCCAGCCTCCCGCATCGCTGGGCGTGCACATCTGGGCGGCATACAGCCCCCAGCGCGCCTGGTCCGACATCGTGGATGAGTTCGAGAAGGCCCTGCGCGCCCTGGAAGAGGGCGATGCGGGACCCATGACCACCTTCACCAATGAGACGCTGGGCGAGGCCTGGGAACTCAAAGGTGAAAGCACTGACGACCATGTCCTCAAGGCCCGCGCCGAAGAGTACCCGTTGGGGGTAGTACCCCGCGGCGCTTTGTACCTCACGGCAGGGGTGGACGTGCAGCGCACCTGGTGGCAGATCACCGTGTGGGCATGGGGGCGCGGCATGGAAAGCTGGCCTGTGGCCCGCATCAGCATTGACGGCAATCCGGCCGTGGACAGTGACTGGGAGCCTGTGACAGCCTATTTGCTGCAGCGCTTTCCGCAGGTTGGGCATGGCCCCAGCCTGGGTATCAGCGCTGTCAGCGTGGACACGGGCGACCAGACGCACGCCGTCTACAACTGGGTGCGCAACAACCAGGGGCAGATTCCCAACCTGCGCCCGATCAAGGGCGATGACAACAAACCCATTGTCGGCCCCAGCAGTTTGGTGGATGTGAACCATCGTGGTCGCAAGGTCCAGCGGGGTATCAAGCTTTACAGCGTTGGGGTGGACCAAGCCAAGGACTTGCTCTTGGGGCAGCTGGCGATTGAGAAGCCAGGGCCCGGCTATGTCCACTTCAGCCATGAGCTGCCGCTTGAGTTCTATGAGCAGCTCACGGCTGAGCATCGCATCTTGGCCAAGACAAATGGCAAGGATGCCTACAAGTGGGTGAAGCGGCGCAAGCGAAATGAGGAGCTTGATATTCGTAACTATGCCCTGCACGCCGCCATGGCCCAGGGCATCCACAAGTGGACCGAGGCGCAATGGCTGCGCCTGGAGCAGACCGTGCAGCCTCCCGAGGACTTGTTTAGCCCCGCTCCGGTGGCTTCTGTAAATGTCGCCCCAGGCCATCCTCCTTCTTTGTCTGCGCAGCAAGCAAAGAAACCGGCAACAAATCTGTTTGCCCCAATCAGCCTGCAATAGCCATCAAATCAAAAGCATTTAGCTATAAAGAAATGAGCAAAAACACCATTGAACTTGTCGACGTGCTGCGTGAAGAGCTGCATGCTGCTGGAATCTGCTACGGCGTTGACCGCACAGACGACCTGACAGAAAACGTGCTTCGTCGCGTGGTGACACGCGTGGGGGGGCTCACGGTTTATGTGCGTCGAAACGTGCAGTCAAGGTCGGAAGTGCAAGCGGCTGTGTGGGCAGAATTTAACGGAAGCAACGCCCAAGAGATTGCGCGGCGGCGCGGGCTTTCGATGCGGACGGTGTATCGGATGATTGAGGCACAGCGTGACCTTCAGGTGAAACAATCAAGATGAATGCTTGATGTGCTAGTCAATTGTCAAATCTTCAAAAGACTTAGGTCACTATTCATGGGGTTAGAATTTGTAACCTATGTGGATGCATTGATTGTTAAGTATATCGATCGCAAAAAATTGGAGATTTGATGTCGGAGAGATTTGCTGGGGTGATTTCCGCTGAATGTGAGTATTGCTCAACACAGAATGATATTGATGTTTCAGAATTGGATATTAATTGCATAGGCGGTGATCACCACGATAATGGCATGGGTGATGAATTCCTGTACTGTTTTGATGGGTATTTTGATTGCACAAAATGTCGCCGAGAGTTTTTCGTGAATTTCGAAGTTGCGGAGTACCCTTTGGGTGTGGTGAATAATGTTCAAGATTACTCAAAGGGAGCTAAATGTTCAGGGGAGCCGTATATAGAAGATGATGAAGATGATTCATTAATATATACATTCCCTGAGCCAGAAATATATATCCCATCAAAAACTATAATTACAGATGTTTCGGATTTACGTAATACAATACCTGATTTAATTCGATTGATTCAAGAGGATGAAAGTTATCTGCATCATATTTCTCCTCGTGAGTTTGAAGAAATAATTGCTGAAATATTTAGAAATCAAGGTTTTGAAGTTGAATTGACCAAGCGAACTCGCGATGGAGGAAAGGATGTAATTGCTGTTCGTCGTGATTTTCTTGGAATAACGATGAAATATTTTATTGAATGCAAAAGATACTCAGAGACTAATAAAGTCGATGTGAGTATCGTTAGGTCACTATATGGGGTCCATTCGGGAATTAATGGCCCAAATAAATCTATTATCGCTACAACGTCGACGTTCACTCAAGATGCAATTAAATTTGCCAGCACAATGCTTCGAAGTGAGTGGGATATGGAGTTAATAGATAGAAATGCTGTGTTGCAGTGGATTCGTGCTTACAAGTCTTAGTCGTTGTTCGCCATTCAATCTTTGCCAAAATCAAAGACAAATGCTTAGAGTTTGTCACGCCATCGCGCCGACCATTGGCGCATGGGTTTCTACAGTCACTACACCAACGAACAGCTCGCCGAACTGCGTGATCGGCTGAGTGCCGCCTACGAGCAGCGGTTGACCGGGCCAAACTCGGCCACAGGGCATGGCCGGTCGGTGCAGTTTCAGCACGAATCCACGGAACACCTCGCGCGCCAGATCAGCGCAATCAACGAGGAATTGAACAAGCGCAACGGCAAGATCAGCCGTCGACCCATCTATCTGGTGTGAGCATGGGTCGCGCAGCACGCCACAACCGTCGCACCCGCATGGCTGCATCCATGCCCCAGGGCGGTGCATCGATGTCCGCCTACGATGGCGCATCCCACACCGACCTGGCTTTGTCTGGCTGGAACCCCGGCATGGTCAGCCCCGATGCAGCCCTGTTGCCCGAACTGGACACGCTTAGCAGTCGCTCGCTTGACCTGGCCCGCAACAACGGCCTGATGTCTGGCGCGATGCAGACCAAGCGCGACAACATCATCGGTGCTGTGTTGCGACTGGCTGCCACGCCCGACTATCGCCTGCTGGGCTGGACTCCTGAGCGGGCGCGTGAGTGGGGCAACATGACCGAGGCCCACTTCCGCAGCTGGGCCGACACCACAGAATGCGATGCTGCGCGCTCGCTCAACCTGCTGGGATTGAGCTTGCAGGCCTTGTCCATGGGGATGCTGGCGGGCGATGCTGTGGCGCTTCCGCTGTGGAAGCCCATTTCCGGCATGCGCTGGAACACGCGGCTGAGCATGATCCACCCCGCACGGCTGAGTACACCGCCTGGCATGGAGGGGCAGCAGGGTCTGCGCAAGGGGATTGAGTTCGATCGTGATGGCGCGCCTGTGGCCTACCACTTCCAGAAGGTCAACCCCGGCGACGGCATCTACCTGAATGGCGAAGACGCCACGCGCCTCACGCAGTGGGAACGAGTTCCCGCCTACACCTCCTGGGGCCGTCGCCGCGTGCTGCATTTGAGCGACAAGGAAAACACCGGTCAGTCGCGCGGCAAGCCCATTGTGGCTGCGGTGATGCGTGAGTTCCACATGGCTGGCAAGTATTCGCAGAACGAGTTGCAGGCCAGTTTGGCCAACTCACTGGTGGCGGCCTTCTTGGAGTCGGACCTGGACCAGGATTCGGCGTCTGCGCTGTTTGGCGACAACCCGCGCGAGCAGTGGGCGCAGTCAGTTTCTGACGCGCGGTCCATTGGCAAGCTCCAGGGGGCGGCGGTTATTCCACTGCCGGCCGGCGCCAAGCTCAGCACCTTCACGCCAGGCCGCCCCAATGCTGCCTTCGAGGCTTTCATGCTGGCCGTGCTGCGTCACATCGCTGCTGGCATGAACATGCCCTACGAGTTGCTGCTCAAAGATTTCAGCAAGTCCAACTACAGCAGCGCCCGTGCCGCCTTGCTCGAAGCCTGGCGCTACTTCCATGGCCGCCGCCGCTGGCTGGTCGACTACTGGCTGCGGCCCATCTACGAGCTCTGGCTTGAAGAGGCTGTCAACGCCGGCGTGGTCGATGCCCCCGACTTCTACGAAAACCGCTACGCCTATACCCGCTGCCGCTTCATCTTTGGTGGTCGTGGTTACGTGGATCCTGTCAAGGAGGCCCAGGCCTCCGCCATGCGCATGGCAAACGGGCTTTCCACGATGGAGCAAGAGTGTGCGGAGCAGGGTCTGGACTACGAAGAGGTCCTGGATCAGCAGCAGATCGAGCAGCAGATGCGTGCCGCCCGGGGTTTGCCCCCGTTGGGTGGTGCTTCTCGCGCACAACCCGCGCGTGAAGAGCGCGATGAAGAGGCCGCGCAGGCCTGACGGAACCACCATGCCCAGCCACCAATTTCTCCCTCATGTCGCCGAGCGGGTGTTCAACACGCCGTTGCTCATGCACCCCCAGAAGCTGGACGCCATCATCGCCGGTCTGGGCCAGCGTGTGCTGGGTGCCCAGCAGCCGCTGGTGCAGGTGGCTGCTGGCCTCGATCGCGCGGCCATGTTGCCGGCTGAAATGTTCAGCACCCGCCGTGGTGAACGTACTGACCGTGGTTGGCGCATCGTGGATGGCGTGGCCGTCGTCTCTGCCATGGGTGCCCTGGTTCATCGCACGCGCTTTGATGCCGACAGCACCATGCTGATCGGCTACAACGACCTGGCGGCAGATCTCGAAGATGCCATGTCACACCCTGATGTGCACGCCGTGCTGCAGGTGTATGACAGCCCGGGCGGCGAGGTGGCCGGGGCCTTTGAGCACGCCGAGCGCACGATGGCCATGCGCGGGCGCAAGCCAATGATCGCCGTTGCCGACAGCATGGCAGCCAGCGCTGCCTACCTGGCAGCCAGTGCCGCTGACGAGCTGGTGATCACCAGCACCGGCTATGCCGGCTCCATTGGTGTGGTCCTGCGCCACGTCGACTTTTCCAAGGCCTTGGCCGAAGAAGGCATCAAGGTCACCCACATCTTCGCTGGCGCCCACAAGGTCGACGGCAATCCCTATGAGGCCCTGCCCGTTGCGGTGCGTGATTCGCTGCAGGCGGACATCGATGGCCTTCACACCATGTTTGTGCAGGCGGTGGTCCTCCACCGTGGCATGAGCGAGGAGGCCGTACGCAAGACGCAAGCGGCCACCTACCGGGGCGTGGCCGCTGTGGCGGCCGGCTTGGCTGATCGCATCGGCACCGTCGATGGCTTGATCAACGAGCTGTCCGCCCAGCGCACCCGCAGTTATCCCGCAGGCGCGTCTTCTTCCACCTCTCACAAGGCAACCACCATGACCACCCAGCCTCCCCAGGCTGCGGCGGGCGCAACTGCGGGCGCTCAGCCCGGCGCCCAGACCGCAGCAGCCCCTTCCACCCCAGCGCCCGACGCTGCCCCTGCGGCTGCCGGCCAGGACTTCGCCAGTGGCGTGTCGGCTGAACGCGAGCGCGTGGCCGCCATCCTGGGTCACTCTGCAGCGGCTTCCCACCAGGGCATTGCTCAGCAATGCATCCAGTCGGGCCTCAGTGCAGAGCAGGCCGCCGGCATGTTGGATGCGGCTGCTTCGTCTGCAGCGCCCAAGCCTGCTGCCGGGGCTGGCTTTGCCCAGCACATGGCGTCCTTGGGCAATCCCGCTGTTTCTGGTGTGGAGGGGCAGGACGCTTCCGAGGTGGATGCCCAGGCCGCAACAGCGGGTTGGGGTACCGCCTTTGCTGCCTGCAGCACCGGTATTCCCAAGCCCGGCACCCGCTGATCCCGTTGTTTGCAATTTCAGGAGCAATACACCATGCCCACCATCACCGAAGGCCCGTACAGCGGCGAACACCTGATCAGCGAGGCGAACGGCACACGTTCGCGCGAAGTGGTCACCCTCAGCGGTGGCAACCACCTGCCCGGCACCGTGCTGGGCATGGTGACTGCCACGGGCGTCTACAAGCAATTGGCGCCCACTGCCGAAGACGGTACCGAAAAAGCCGCGGCTGTCTTGTTTGCTGCCGTTGATGCCAGCACGGCTGACAAGCCAGCCGTCATCACGGCCCGCGACAGCGAAGTCCAAGGTGCGGCACTGCTGTGGCCCGCCGGCGCTACCGCCTCCCACAAGACCACCGCCCTGGCCGAACTGACGGCCCTGGGCATCGTTGCCCGCTGAAGCGGCGCAGAAAGAACAGGGTACTGTCATGGCAGATATCGGAATTTTCAACCACGGCGCCTTTGGCATGTCGGAGATGTCGGCGGCTATCCAGGCTGCGCCCTATGTGCCTCGCTTGCTCGGTGGCCTGGGTATCTTCACACCCAAGCGCGTGCGCACCACCACGATCTCGGTCGAGCACAAGGGTGGCGTGCTCTCGCTGATCACCACCAGTGAGCGCGGCGCGCCAATTGAAGAAGGCGCGCGCGAGAAGCGCGAGTTGCGCCATTTCGAGACCACGCGTATTGCCCGCGGCAAGACGCTGTTCGCGCACGAGCTGCAGAACATCCGCGCCTTCGGCACCACCAGCGAGCTGCAGGCCGTGCAGAACGAAGTGGCCGACATCATGAACGGCAAGACCGGTCTGCGTTCTGCGGTGGAGCTCACCCACGAAAACATGCGCCTGGGTGCTGTGCAGGGCAAGCTGCTGGATGCGGACGGCACGGAGCTGTTTGACTGGTTCAGCGAGTTCGGTATTGCGCAGCCTGGTGAAATCAACTTTGATTTTGCCAACGCCACTGCGGATGCTGGCCTGGTCCGTAAGAAGTGCAACGACGTGGTGCGCAAGATGATCAAGGGCAGCGCTGGCGCCTGGCTGCCGGGCCAGACCTACGCGGTGGGCCTGTGTGGTGACAACTTCTTCGATGACCTGACCCAGAACGCCGAGACCCGGGCCACCTACCTGAACCAGCAGGAAGCCGGCGACCTGCGCAACAACGTGGGCCAGGCCTTCGGTCAGTTCCGCTACGGCGACATCCTGTTCATCAACTACCGCGGCACGGACGATGGTAGCAAGGTGTCGGTGGGTACCGACAAGTGCCACTTCTTCCCTGCGGATGCGCCGGATGCCTTCCTGTCCGGTTTCTCCCCGGCTGAGTTCCTGCCCTTCGTGAACACGCCCGGCCAGGATGTCTATGCCCTGGTGGTGCAGGACAAGGATCGCCAGGCCTGGGTCCGCCCCGAGGTGTACAGCTACCCGCTGTTCATGTGCACTCGCCCCGGCATGCTGCAGCGCGCCAAACGCGCTTGAGGTTGCTGCCATGAGTCGCCGTTACCCCGCGCCTATCGCTCCCTTTGCTGGGGTGGAGGCGCTCATCAGTCAGGTGCAGTTTGGGCATTTGTCCAATTCAGTTGTGTCGATCGCTGGCGGCGAAGAGTTTGGTGGCGTGTTTGACGACGATGCTGCCACGGGCAATGTCGGGCCCCTGGGTATGGCAGGCACGCAGCCTACGGTGCTGGTGCCGGCCACCAAGGTGCCAGGCCGGCCCGTGGGGCAGCCCATCCTGGTCAACGGCGTGGCTTACGAAATTGCAGAGACGTTTCCTGATGGCGTCGACGTGCGCCTGGTGCTGGGGGTAGCGCGATGAGCACCCGCTTCTTGATGCTGGCCAAGGCCGTCGAAGCGCTGCTTCAGCAGGGCGCCCCGGTGGCAGAGCATGTGGAGCGCAACCGCTCCCGTGTCATTCCTGCGCAGGTGCCCACTGCGGCCGTGGTTCGCCAGGGGCAAGCCCAGGTTGACCAGGTGGCAGGCAAGCAACTGCACCAGAC